GGGTGCCCTCCGGCTTGCCCATGTGATCGATCATGCGGGACACCGCCACCGGGGCGTATGCCCTGCACCATTTGCGGAAATGCTGTTTGTCCTGCTTCGTGGCGATGAAGGGGAGATACTCCTCCATCAGATCAAGGAACACTCCCTCAAGTATCGAGTGCATTCTGCAACTCCTCCTCAGCCAGCTTCCCCGAATAGACCACCGTTTCGATGAGCCGTTCGAGAAAGTGGATCTCCTTCAGACCGCCCACCACCGCCATGGTGGTGTCGGCTGTCAGCTCGCCGTCTTCGAGCTCATGCACCAAACTGCTGCGACGCAATGCCAGCAAGCGCAGGAGGCATTCCCTTGAGCATTCCGCCTCCCGGCCCAGCCGGATTGCCTCCCGGAGCCGTTCCTCCCGGGACTGGTCCATCGGGGCCACCTCCGTTCATCGGGCCCATGGGACCCATCATTTGCTGCTGCATCATCTGCTGTTGCTGTTCGTACTGCTCCGGCGAGGGAACATAGTCGTTGATGTTCCTGATGCCGGACTCGGACATGATCTTCCGGGCGGCATTGATCCACTCACGGGGAGTCAGCACCCCCATGGCCTGTCCCTGCGGGAAGAGCATCCCGAGGAAGAGCTGGAGGTTCTGGATGGTCTGCTGTTTCTCCCCGATGCCGATGTCGATGTTCACGTCGATGTCCAGCTTTCCGGACAGATCGTCGAGAGAGATCTCGATGGGCTCGTTCATCAGCCGGATCACCTGGTCCTGGGTGATGTACTTCTGGTTCAGCTTGATCAGGAAGCGGTACAGCTCTCCCACGCCCGTCTCGGCGAACTGTCGGATGATCTGCCCCAATCTCTGGGTGGACGCTTTCATGATCATGTTCATCCCGCTTGCCGTCTTGTTCAGACTCTTGGCGTCAAGCCCCTGGTTGTACCTGGTTCGTCCGGTCCACTGCTCCAGCAGCGTCTCGATATATTCAAAGAACGGCATCGTCCAGGCGGCGATGGGCTGGATGGCCTGTGTGTAGATAGCCTGGTTCGGGTTGCCGTGTACCCTCACGTACTGCCTGTCGCCAAGGAGGTCGTCCATGTTGACTTTCACGTCGTCCACGTAGTTCCTCGGCTGGTTGTTCAGCGCCAGGTTCACCACCACCTGACGGAGCATGGCGGTCTTCAAGTGCTGCAGCTCCCCAATCACCTCGGAGAAGCCGAGGTCGGGGATCACCTTGTAGGGGTCCTTGTTGGGCGAGAGCACGAAAAAGGGGATCTGCCCGTAGTGGTTCTCGGTGACCCGGAGGAGCTGGCCGCCACAGACCGTGGCGATCACGTCCTCGAGGAGCCCGTCCTCGTCCACGTCAATCTTCGTGTAGCACTCGTAGAGTTCAAGACGCTTCCTCGCCGGGTCCTCGCCGTCATCCTTGTCCTCGAGCTCCGGGTTGATGTCAATGTCGATGATGGAATAGTCGGGGTCATCCCCGGCGTCAATGGCAGCCGCCACGGCTTTCCTGTCGTAGGTGCCCTGGTTCGCCATGCGCCTGAGATGGTCAGCGGTGACCACCTTCTTCTGGGCGACGAAGTTCGCCTCCTCCAGCGTCCGCGCCCCCGGAGTCCACCGGATGTCCGTGGGGCGCACAAGCTCCACCACGGGCTGGTTCACCGTCACGGTAATGACCTTGTACTTCACCACCAGATCGCCGAACTCGTCCGGGTCGGACACGGACACGATCTCGATCTTCGGGTCTGACGCCATCTCCTCGAGACGGTAGGGAGGAAGCAGCTCCGTGCGCTCGTCCTCCTCGGTCTCCCGCTTCCACCACGCCTTGACCACGCCGATCTCCAGCGCCATGGCATCGTCGATCCACTGGCCGAACTTCACGAATCCGGAGTTCTGCTTGAGAAGCTGAAACTCAATAAGCTTCTTCATCTTGGCTCCCCGGTCCGCGTCCTCGGCCTCCCGCCCCACGATATTCACGATCTCGTCCCCGCCGAAGAAGGCAGAGAGAATAGGGGCCTTGGCCCACTGCACCGTGCTCCACATATCGTAGGACACGATGTCGGACTGCTCCGAGAGCTTGGGGAACTTCTGTCGGTAATATTCCTTCGAGGCCGTGTAGACCTTCTGCCGTTCCTGCAGCAGCGGCTCCACCTTAGACTCGTAAAAATCATCAGCCCGGTTGATGTCCGCAAGGGTGATATTGAGCACCCTTGCCCTCTGTTTCTTTGAGAGCTTCATTACATCCCCCCCGCTATCGGGATACGTTCACCGTAATAGTCGCTCCCGGCGCTGAATCCAACGGGAGGCGCCGCCACCTGTTCCTGGTACGCAAGAGCGTCGATCAGGTCATCATGCTGCCCTCTCGGGAAGGCAAGCAGCTCCTTCTCCAGCTCGGGAAGAAAGAGCCCGTTGGCGGGGAAGAAGATCTTCCCGGCCTCAAACCGGGGGTGCATCCCCTCGATCCGCAGTTCCTTCTTCCGATCGGAGTCAAGCATCTGTATAGAGAAGAAGCAGTTCCGAACGGACATCTCCCGCTCGAGGAACTGCTTCATGGCGGCCTGGTACGCCACTCCCTCCATGCCCACAAGACGGGGGCGCCACGTCTGCACGGCTCCGAAGATGGCGTTCATGGTCTCCGTCACGTTGTACCGTCCATAGTCGAGGTCGAGGATGAACCAGTTATTGTCCCCGTCCACAGCAACCGTACAGACCACCGTGAAATCTGACCGCTTCGTCTGCCCGATGGCGAGGTCCACCGTGGTGAACTTCGTCATGGAGGGGAGCTTTCTGCGAATCTCCTCCGGACGGTAGTACCGGAACATCCCCTTGCGGAACCGCTGGGTCTCGGGGCTGGTCGCCACGCACATGCGCTCCCGCCACCAGATATCGCTCTTCCCCAGCTTCTCGTAGGTCTCCTTCTCATTGAGAATGAACTCGATCGGATACCGCTCCGGCCAGTTGGACTTGATGAGGGTCACGTCAGGAACCTCGCCGACGGCCTCCGCCACGGGGATGCGCATCCCGTCGAACTCCAGTATCTCCTTGTTGGCGAGGCACTGCTCCACGATGCACTTCTCGCCCAGGTTATTCCCGATCAGGAAGATCCTGGTATCCTTGCCGAGGAACTTCACTTCCGACAGGAACCAGTCCCAGTCCCGCCCGAGGATCAGATCAGACTCCATGTCCTCGAGGTCCTGGGGGTCGTCCATGATGACGAGATCGGGGCGTCGGTCGTTCCAGCTCAAGCCCCGGATACTGGCCCCCTTGCCGTAGGCCTCGATCCGTACCCGGTGCTCAGTCTCCCCGTCCGTCACCTCCGCCTCGTAGATGCCGAGGGACGGCTTGTACTCAACGGTCCGCACCAGATTGGAGGACAGATCCGGGTTGGACTCGTAGGCCTCCACAATCTCCCCGAGCCGCTTCTGGGCAAGAATGGAGTTGTTCAGCAGGAAGACAATGTATCGCAGGTCCTCCCTCGGATAGGTCAGCGCATGAAGGGGAGTTCCCTTCACCACCAATGAAGTCTTTCCGGATTCCCGGAACCCCTCGGCGGCGAAGTTCTTCTTCCCGTTCAGCAGGATGTCCGACCAGTAATGGTGGAACCACCCGCTCGCCACCTCCCGGGGAGCCGGCATAAACCTGGAGCGGAAATCAACGAGGGAAGAGCGGGCCGCCAGCAGGTGCATGGCGAGGCGCTTTGCCTCCTCCAGATCCTCAGGCGGCGGAAGACTCTCCTCCTCCGCCAGGGTCTCGTACAGGCCGTAGGCCTTGCCCACCCTACCCAAGGAGCTTCGCCTCTTCCTTCCCCACCACCTCGGCGTCGATGACATCCTCGCCCTTCTGGAGAGTGAGGAACACCTGACGGGCGAGAATGTTCACCGTCTTCTTGGCGGCAGGGGTGTCCGTGGCGTCCACATTGAGATTCAACTGGGGTGCCTTCCCCAATCCCCTCTCAAGGATTATCTCGCACGCCTTGAGCCGATCCTGCGCCCTCACCGTCTCATCCATCATCAGGGTCAACGCCACCCTCAGAGCCTCCTTGCTCTTGGAGCGGGCGAAGGTGATAGCCTCGAACACGGTCTTGTTGCACCCCGCCGGGTTCCCGCTCTCACCCTTCTTCCACGGCTTCAGATTGGATCGGGGCAAGGG